CCTCAGTATTCCAATGGGCTTTAGATATAGTCATACTAGTATATATTATAGGGCACTTTTTTACACTATCTCATTTATTGAGATGCTCTACCCTCACCCTTTGGGTTTCTACCCGCTACTGTTGCTGCCCCATCAGATTGGTTATTTACTCTTTCTGAGTCACGCTGTCTAGTGGTATTTTGACTTGCCGTATCTTGTGGTTTTGGTTGAAATGGTTCATCTCCATGAGGTGCTTGTGGTAAGCCAAGTTGCTGTCTTGCCTCATTAGGAAGCATAACCTGTGTTTTAACATATCTCTCTAAAATTTGAGACTGAGCAATTTCATCTGTTAGTGTAAGTTCATTAAACTTAAATTCTAAGATGTCTGTCTTTTCACGAATAATTTTGTTAATTTGTTTTTCTAACTGACCCTGTGCTGGTCTTGCTACCTGCTCTTTAAAGGTACGATCTTGGGCAAGGGCTGCTGCAATTGCTGCTGAATCTGAACCACCTAATTTAGATAAAGGAACTTGATGTGCTACAAGAATGTCATCACGATTTTGTTTACGATATTCTTTAAATGATCCCTCTTGAACGCCATTTTCAATAGGTTGCATATTAAACTCAACCTTATTGCTTTCACTATCTCCAGGAAGTGGTATATAAAGAGTTCTGTGTGACTGCCCCTTTAAATTAGTCTGCAAAAATCTAAACATTTTTTCTTCTGCATCTGCAGAGAGTTTTGCACCCTTTAAAGTAACAACATATCTTGGTACTGCCTTATTTGAAAAATAGTCAATATTATATTGTGATGCTAATTGATCTCCATGCAAAGAAGATATAGCAGAAATAATATCTGGTACACCATAAAATGTATTTAATGGAGAGTATTGTTTAAAATGAATAATCTCATTTGGTCTGCCATCAGATGTGATTGGATTTGGATTTTTTGCACCAAAGTTTCTAAAGTAAACAACTTTATTAGCAATGATTTGAACAAAGCCATCTCGCATACGACGAACACGCATTGTAGTTGCTGGAATATGTCCAACATAACCAATCTCTCCACGAACTGTTCTTCCAATTTCCAAATATCCATTACCAATTGCCTGAACATCTGTATAAACCTTTTCCATGGTAGATGTAAATGAATCATCCTCATTTAAACTTTCTAGCCAGTCTGTTAGTTCAATCTTTGACCTTTCAATTCTTTTACGTGCTCTTTCTGTTGCGCCACTATCTAAAGAAGCCTCAAGTTTTAACATGGTTCTTGGAGATATTTCAAATTTATAACCTAAGCCAACAATGTTTTCTACCTTTGCATCAATTGCTGCATGGTTTGCAAAAGATGTATCATAATAATTTGCTAACTCATAAACATTCCATGGTGGAGTGATTACATCAAATAAGCCATAAGCATTTCTATACAATACTCCAGGATTAATTTCTTTTGATTTTGCTCCATCAATACCAGAATTAACTGCTCTAGCATTTATCATATATGCATCTGAAGCCTCTACTTTTGATATTCTGGCTGCACGTCTTTTAAAATTATTATCAAGACCTGATAAATTTTTTAATTCATCCCAACTTTTATTAAATGGATCACTCTTCTTAAACTGATCGTCACCATCTGGCAACTCATCTAAACTAGCACCAATTCTATATTCTATGTTATCACTCATTATTCTTCATTACCCCACTTCTTAACTGTTTGTTGGGCTGCATGAACAGCACCAAGATCATTCATGCTAGGGATTAATCCCTCCATCATTCTTTGTTTTTGCTCAGAATACTCTTCCTCAGAAATACGATTTAACCCAGGAACAAATACGCATTGTCCATCTCCAGGATCGCCATAATATATGGCTGCTTGTTTTAATTCTGAAATTTTAGAAATGTCACCCTTCATTGATGGAATATTTAATACTGATCCATTTCCATCTGTAAACCATTTTCCATTGGATTTTTTATATACATAGAGTCCCCAGTTGTACATCTTGTCTATGACTTTTATGCGAGATTCCCCTATTTGACCCTTCATTTTGGGTAGGTTTTTACCATTTTTCTTGGGTTTTTTAGTATTCATAACCAACAGTATACCATATTATACTGGTATCTTAGTTTGTGTTTGCCATGACGTATCTGAATATATTTTTACAGAATCTGCTGTAAAATTTAAACTTTCTGCAGTATTGCTATCAACAACGAACTTATTCCTGCCAATATAAGTCTCATAAACCTCTGCTGGATTTACACCATATAATTCTGAGGTAGAAAGAACTAATACGCCATTCCAGTTATATGAGTTAAACCAATATGTCCAATATAAATCAGAGGTACCATTATTTTTAACCCTTAGCCATGGTCTATATACTCTACTTTGAATATCTTGTAATGCAGTAGATTGATATTGTGTAATATTATTAAAAACAAATGGCCCATTAAGATTTATATATCCAATAGAGTTATCCATATTAATACTATTTGCAAAAGAAACTCCAAGCACCGACCATTCTTTTGCCTCTAAAACTGGATCTTTTACCAAACTTCCATTTATATAAAATGCAAGTCCATTTACCTCTTGGCCAGTTGATTTATTAACTGCAAATATCTTTCCTCTATCTCCATTCTGACTTACTGCAGAAACAAAGAATTGAATAGTATCGTATTTATGTTGTAACTCAAAAACCTGAGTTGCACCATAGGTAAACTTATCAAAATCATATCTTAACCATAATTGCAGTGCAGTTACCTTATAGTTATTTGAAACTCCACTATTAATAGGCACAGCAACTCCTCTATTAACATATGGATTAAATGAGCCTCTTATCTCTATTCCGCTTTTTCTAGTAGAGTATAAATAGGGAACGCTTTCTTTAAAAATACTTATAGGATTTTTAGCCTTATAGTCATAATATATTCCAGATTTTTTATATGGATATATAGGTACTCCAAACCTAGTACCAATTTTTGTTGCACTATTATGATCAAATGCTTGAGATGCTATTTCTAATTTTTTCAATCCAATATTTTTATTTTGTGTTCCTCTTAAATTAAATACTAAGTGTACAACTATAGCCAAGGAATTAAAGTCAACACCAGTTGGTGGATAAATAATAGTGTTGTCTGCTACCTCAAAAACTGTATTTCTCCAATTTGAAAAATTTGAAATATTTAATATTTTGTCATTTCGTAGTGGTTGTATAACACTAAAATCATTTAAATTTTTATTTGCCCCACTTTCAATATATTGAATACTAATATAACTTCTGATAGAGGAATTATCAGTATTATAAAAATATGTTTTAACTGATTTTTGTTCAACATCCTCATAGTTTTCCCAACCAGAAAACAAGGCATTATCTAATTGTGCATATGATCTTTGAACTGTATGATCATAAACTAATTCTAAGTTTTCATAATCCCATGAAGATTGTTGCTCTGTAGAATATACCACAGTAGGCGATGGATAATCTATGTTAAATTGTAAAAGGTCTAAATCATAATATTTGTTTCCAGTTACATCATTTATATACGAACCAAAATATGATAAAGGAATATAATCTTCCCAATAACCAGCCGAAGCAGTATCTAGATAAAATTTTTCATATTTTAATTCTGCAATTAAAGTATAAGTGGAAATGTGAGATATAAAGTCGTTACCATTATCTATGTTTGCTAAACCATTTGAGTTAAATAAATCAATAACTAAACTAGAATTATAGTTACTAAAAATATGAAATTTATAAAATTTGCCTTCAAAGTTTTCAAGTCCTTCATCATTAGATCCTATATATATTTTTAATCTATTTTTATTCCCAAAAAATGTAGATAAGTTTGATCCAAAGTGATTAACCATTGCCTCTAGTTTAAAGCCAATTGGTAAGTATGTATCTGGTAAAACAGCGGAATAAGTTTCAAGTGCTGTTATTTCACCATTATATGAAAAATAATATTTAATAGAATCTTCCTCTAATGTTGCCTTTAAATAATTTCCATTATCTATATTATAAATATCAAAAATTGTTTGTGTATTATTTATCTCCTCATCAAATTTTATAACAGCAACAATTCCGTGAATATCTTCTTTTATTACAGAAAAATTATCAAAGTATGCATATGTTTGTTTATTATTCCAATCTTCATTAGGTCTAAAAGTAAAGTAGGTTTCTGATTCGTCTTGAATTAAATAATTATCGTTAATAAATTTTTGTTCTGAATAGTCATCTAAAAACAATGTTGGTAGTTTATATTTAGCAATAGATAAAGTTTGATTGGTGCTAGATACATTATCTGTTGTTGCTTGTGTCCACTTTCCAATATTTGGATAGGTATAGTTTGCGGTATATTCTGAAAATGGATAATCAATATATGCAGATGTTGCACCATATGCAGAGTTAATTGTTTCTGGAGACACAACTGCCTGACCATAAACCCATCTTTTTTTTGCTACAAGATCTGGCACTAAATATGAATATATTGCAACACAGTCTAACTCGAATGGAGATGTATTTGTATATGAGTAAAATCCAAGCCAATCTAGTTCTTTGTTAGACTCATTAAACTCTAATGGCAAATCTATCTTAGAGATATCAATACTTAATGAAATTACTTGCTCCCCATTAATTATTAAAGATGCATTATTTGGAGACAACTTAATTTGAACAAGCATTGGCCTATACCACTCACCAATATAATGAGATCCATGAGTTGTTCCAACTACTAAGGTTATAAATCCATCCTCTACATACAAACCATCTGTTGATCCAATTGGACCA